ACCTAGACAACGACGCACACAAATGTATACTCCATTGCGCATACCTCGCGCACATGATTTATGGAATAGATGAGCCAGTTTATTTAAATATGAGTTTTTGGGAATACCACTTCGGAAAACACAGAAAACTTATAAATAAATATCCACTAAAAAGAGGAAGTGTATATCCTCGTACAATGGATTTTATTCTAGGCGCACTAAAGACAAACAACGCAAATTGCACAGAAGAAAATTTAGTTCAAGTTTACAAAGAATTTTATCAGTAAAGGAGTTTACATGCTAGGACATATAAATGGAATAGATTTTTTAAATATGGACGCAATGTTGTATTGGTCTTATGCAAAATCATATAAAGGCGACAGTAAAAGTGAAATTAAAAACTTTATTTTGAGTGGCAACTATTATGGCGCGCTTAAAGTAGATGGATACTATCAACGCATTGTTAAAGATGAAGATGGTAATGTGTTTATGGTTGCGCGCAGTAAGAATGTTCATGGTGAGTATGTGAATAAAATTGATTGGGCGCCACATTTAAAAAAGTTTGTAGAGTCGCTACCCAATGGTACAGTTTTAATTGCGGAAGTTTATCTGCCAAACAATGAAGGTTCAAAAAAAATTACAAGCCTATTAGGTTGTCTAAAGGAAAAATGTATCGAGCGCCAAGAAGGAACATATGGAAAATTGCATTTCTACATTTTCGATGTGTACTACTACGACGGAAAAAACTATATGAACTCATGTGCGCGCGAACGCTTTGAAGTCATTCACGACCTCGCGCTCAAGTATGCAAATGAGTATGTTGAGTGGGCGCACTACTACACAGGAAGTGACCTTTGGAACAAGCTTCAGTTCTATCTAGGAAGTGGACGTGAGGGTATGGTTATCACGCGTGGAGATTGTAAGGTCTACCAAAAGCGTACACCTGCGCGCACCACAATTAAGATTAAAAAGGAACTAACCGAAACAATCGATTGCTTTTTCACGGGTGGATATAAGTTGGCTACGCGCGAATACAAAGGCAATGCACCAGAAAGTTGGCTCTATTGGGAAGATGAAAAAACCGGTGAAAAATTCAACGAAAACAAGTACCGAGATTACTATTTTGGTGAAGGACTTGCGCCAATTACAAAGGGTTATTACTATGGTTGGGCAAGCAGTTTAGAGATTGGACTTATGAAAGACGGCAAAGTTGTGCCAATTGGATATCTTAGTGGATTAACTGATGAAATCAAAGCCAACCCACTAGACTATAAATACAAAGTAATTGAAGTTGGTGCAATGGAACTTACTGAAGATGGAAAGTTACGCCACGGTAAAATGTTGGGCTTTAGAGATGACAAAGACTATATGGAGTGTAGCTTAGAACAATTAAAATAGTGGCACTAAAAAAGAGAGGTTTAATCGCCTCTCTTTTAGCTTACTCATATTTACCGTTTTGCCTACACTTGCGCCACTCGGTTACAATTTGCTCACACGAGCGCGGAGTGTACCCCATGTATGGCATCATGCAACCCACGTTAATTGCTTGACCTAGGGATACATGTGTGTTAGGGAAATGGTCGGCTGCGTACCATAGGCTTTCGTAGTAGTTATTAACGACGTCGCGCTCAGCAGTTACATGGACGTGTCCGTAGAAATGGAAATTGCGTTCTCTGAAACCACCGTTATAGGACATGAGCGGATAGTGGGATAGTATAAGTTTATAATCACCATCATCTATCTCTTTATAATCACTTACAAAGAAATCCTTGCGCGACCGCGCGCACTTGTGAGCAATCTTGTCACTATCATGATTTCCACGAATAAGAAATTTTGTACCGTTCAGTTTATCTAAAATCTCATTCCAAACTTCAAGAGCGCCCGACCATATAAAATCGCCAAGAATGTAAACTATATCTCCCCTTTTGACTGTGTTGTTCCAATTGGAAATGATAATTTCTTCCATTTCTTCAACAGAACCAAACGGTCTATTGTCAAACTTAATAATATTCTTATGGCGCAGATGTAAATCGCTTATGTAATATTTCATTTTATTTCTCCTTTATAATTTTTCTACTTCCATTATATCATAAATTTCACTAAAATAAAAAATAATAGGACTTTCGCCCTATTACTTTATATGTAGTTCCTTAACTTGTTGTAGATATTCCTCATCTGATACCAGTTTTAGTACACTATATTGTTCCCATACGGCATTAACACCCTCATCACCGTCTCCCATTCCAATGTATGTCTTATACATTGTACCTAAAAGTCTACGCTGCGCGCAAGTAGTGGCATTAACGCGGATATGCTTTTCGCACTCTTGTAAAATTCTATCTGCTACCAAAACTTTTACCGCAGTTTCAAGGTGATTTTTTCTCATATAACGTGTTTGTATATATGTCCAAAAACCCGATGAAGCTAATAGCGCAACTACTATGCTTGTGATTAGTTGTGTATGTTCCATTTGTGTAGTTTTTCCTCCCCTTACAGGAAAAAGTAAGGTTTTGTAACATTCTCTTTACTACTTTTTCTTCATGCCTTCAATGTAAAACATAAAACTTACATTATACTTTGCAGTTTGCCACCACGCAAAGTTGAAGCCGTTTTCATCATATTTCGCGTTTTGTCCGCTATCCGCCATTATAACAAAATCCCTCACAAGTGCACCATTGTAACCAAAAGAGGCTTGCGCAATATACGACTCTTTTTCTAACTGTACTCCATCGGGGAAGTTAAATCTTGACATTACAGTAGAATTGGCAGCATATACTGATTGACTAGATTTAGCTGACATGGTGACGTAGCCATTGGAATACTCATTGTATAAAATTTTCCAACCATCTTTATTTATAACTTCTGACCTTACAATCGTAATACCAGTGCTGTGTGCTGCTCCTAAACTCATTTTAATCTCCTATCAATATTTGTTGTGCTTCTTTGCTCATAGACTTTGTTAGTCTATAAGTCATGTTAATTTTTTTAGTAGGTTGTTTATAAAAATATAATTTTAAACAAATTAAACTACTATCATCGAACAAGCCTGTTTCTGAATTACCCTCAAGCGCGCATACGGGATACAACTCTGGACACATTGCGTCTGGGAAAACCTCTGGTATCCACGTTTCGTCGAGATATTCTCCAAGTGTATCCTTGCTGATACCTAGTTCAAAAACGTACGGTACTCCTGCAAACCTTGTAGAATTGCCCATGTATGACGATGCGTCCACGTAAAAGTCCATAGTCAAGTTGCCATTTCTTAAACCCTTCGTATTTGCCCTAAAGAAAACTGGCTTACTAAATACTGTAGGTAGCGCACATTCAAACGCAGCTTTTTCCGAGTTTTTACCAAAGGCAATGCCATCACCTTGCGCTCGCCAAGACATAAGTTTGAAGGCATCGGGTAGGTATACCTCACCTGTGGTAACTGTGGATAGGTGGTCACTTACTTCCATTTTATACTTATATGCAAACGATGGGTGTGCGGGAATTATAATCTTATACCATTCGCGCTCCCAACTGCCGTTTTGTTCTGTGGGTTTGTAGGTTTTTATATTAAAGCCACTATTTAATTCAGTTGAAGTGTGTTCGTTTGTTTTTCGTATAAATAGTCGATATTGTGGTGCCCATGTGGACTTGTGTTCACTTGTTATAGGACAATACTCACAAGAAAGTATATGAGTATAGTATTGACCATTTACGTTCGCGTTTCCTTCAAAGTCACTACGATAAGGTACAAAATTCATATTAACATGTGGGTGGTCATAGTTAGATATTGTACTACGACACAATATATCTTTAGACAAACTTTGATTACCTTTTATTACATTAATAAAACCCGTATAAGTTGGTGCTTCTTGATAGTCAAAACTGTTAAATGTGCGCGGAAGTTTGCGCGGTGGCAAGATAAAATGGTAACTAATCTGACCATCTAGTGTTCTATATAGCCAATCTTCTGTAAGTACACTTGTATTAACTTGACCTTTTTCAATAATTTTAACCGTCTTATAATTGTTTTGTTCATCGGGTACAGTAATTTGTAACATGTAAATACTATCTGCATCTATTTGACCGCGCACAATGGGTTGTACAGTAGAGTATCCACCAATAAGACAGCCGAAACCGGTTTCTTTTGATGAATATTCACTATCAGTACCTTGCAGAGTATAATCACAAACTGTGCCATCTGTATAAAAATCTGCCATTTTCTATTCTACCTTTCCAAAATATAAGTTACCTGTAGCTTCATCAGGAGTAAAAGCAAATTTACCTAGTTTAATGCTAGTTAGTATTGTTGCATTCTGAATATAAAGTTGGTTATTATCGATGTATGCGACCTCTCTCCCATCTTGTAGGAAGCCCACTCTAGGCGGACGAGTATCTTCATTTGATTGTCTACCTATTACAATAGCAAACTTGTTATCTTTGGTTTGTACCTTTATACCTTGCTCGTTGATTTGCACAGATAGTTTTAAGTTGTCTAAGTCCTTTTGTGTTTTTTGTTGTTGTTGAGCGGTTTGTTGAGATAGGGCGTTTGCGGCTATCGCGGTTTTGACACTTTTATATGCACTCGAAATTTCAATATCAACTTTTACCTCTGAATAAGAATGGGTATCGTCAGTATATAAGAATAGGTCTACGTAGTATAGGTAGTTTTCGTCTGTCAGCTTATTCAATATTGTCGATACATCGGTAACCCACGCGTTGTTTGGGGGGTTGGTTAAAGGTACACCCGGTTGAGGTAAACTCACTTGATAGTAACGCACAATTTTTTTTAGTTTAATTGGGTCACCTTCATCTACTCTTTTAGGCTTAGTATATACAATATTCCCATTGTTATATTCAATTTTCAATCTTTCCCATGTATATGCCATTATATCTCACTCCACCCCTCTGTTGGCGGATTATCCGCATCATCGTTGAGCGCGCGCTCGTAAGTTATCTTCTTAATGCTTACACCTGCATTTTGAATTTTTTTAAGCAGGTCTTTGTATGCCTTACTATTGAGTAGGGCAGTTTCACTTGAAGCTGCCCCAGCAATAGGTATCTGTTTTACTATGCTCATTTATACTCCTTTAGATTGTAACTGTTAAATCGCCACCGTAATCGTAAGCAATTTTGGATAAGTTTTCAATTGTAAACTCACCGTTAGTAAGTGAAATTGTGTTTGATTTTTCATACAATTTTTGTTTGTCGATAAATTTATAGGTTAATGTGCCTTTATATGGCTTCATTCCATTGAAAACTTTTATTGGTAGTTCGTAATTGTCACCGCTTGCATCAGCGCCCGCGCGCAGACGTATTGGTTCGGTATCGATTACAAGTGAGAAGGCAGTCACAGGTACAATTTCTAGGCTTGTGGCTTTGATGTCGCCGTTTAATGTAATGTTACCTGCGCGTGCTTCAAGGAACTTACCATGGTCACCATCAATACGAAGTCCATACTTATCATCATCAATTTTACCAAGTACAATAGATGAATTGTTGTAATCTAATGTTAAACCCTTTTTACTGTCTAAGCGCACTTTAGACTCTTCGCCATTTAGGAAGAAGCCGTTCCATGTAAGTCCGAATTGAGCATCTTGTTCTATTTGTTCAAGCGTTGATGGAGAGTAGTCAGCGCCATCTACCATATTAGTATTTAAGCCATATAGTCCAAATTGGTCTAGGCGCACAAACTGTCCCTTTTTGGTTTTCATGTAAGAGCCATCTTTGCGCTTGAAGTAGAGTTTATTGTCTTGCTTGTAGTAGGTTTTGGTATTGTTGAATGTTCCTGTAGCAGGTTGGTAGGTATTGCCTGCGCGCTCGTATAAGTTGTATTGTGAAGGTGAGAACGCATTACCATATTGAGCCACAAGTAGCGCATTGTCTACTCGTGAGAAGGTATCAGGTTGTGTGTCTGCACTAGGAACTAGAATATGGTGTTCGTTAAGTTCATACCAATTTTCTGCTTTTGGTGACTTGCCGCTCGTGTCACTTACAAGTTCAAATTCCGTAGGTTGGAATGCATAGGCAGTAATGCCGTTTGATGCCCATTGGAACGTAGGTTGGTTTTCGTTTAAAATGGAAATATTAGCAGTGTTAATGTTACCTATTTGAAGTGTAGACGCATTTACACCATTTCCTTTTATAATTTCAGTCCAATTTGTGCCGTCTTGTGTTCCGTACAAGCCTCTTCCCATAAGGCGTAGTTGAGCGCCCAGTTGATTGTTGTGTGTTTGGATTCCTTGAGCGCCCAGTTTGAGGTCGCCATAGGATAGGGTGATGTTACCTGTGTCGAAGGTTTTTTGGACTGATGATGGCGCAATTTTACCATCAGGCTGTACAATACTACCTGCGCGCGCATATGCATTACCTTTGGCTTCGACATTTTGTACAGTGGCTTCAACACGATGGAACAAGTCATCAAAGCTATCGCGATAATTTTGTACTACTATTTTAACTTCAGTTGGATTGTCTAAGTTGTATGTAATTTCAGTTATAATAATTTCTTCACGATATGGTGAGCCATTACTATTACGCCCAAATAAGTTGACGTCAGTTACAAATGTTTTGTCACCTACTTGGAAACGATATTCCTCGAAGCCTTTGAGTTGTTCTATATCTACTACTTCAATTGAATAGGATACAGTTGGCTTGCATGAAGCCTTCATAACGTTCATTGCATTGTAGTAGTAAATGTTAGGGTCTACAACATTGTTGGAAGAGTGTGTGCCTTCGTATATATACTTACTGTATTTTGTAGTAAAGCGATTATATATGTCTTGTTTTTTCTTATTAAGTTCTTCGATGTTTTGTTCAACCTGTTCAAGTCGACTGCGCGCTGTTGTAAGTTGCGTGTGAGTTTCTTCATAGTCTTGCGCGCTCTTGTCACGTGCAATTTTTGCATTTAGGAAAATTTGTAACAATACGTCTGCTTGGTTGAATTTAACTCCCAGCTTTGAGTATTGTTTAGCAAAATTAATAATTGCAGTATCTATGTTTGTGGTTGGTTTTGGGTCTAAAAAGTTCCAACAAAAATCTTTTAAGTTTTGATATGCCTTGTCGAATGAGTTGGTCGCAGCCTTGGAATAGTTAGCTTGTACTGTTTCGTCTGCTTTAAGTTTGACTACAAGAGCGCCCAAGTCAGCCTTTTGCACATTCAAGAGCGCGAGTTGGGTATTGTATTCCCTTGTGAGTTTGTAGAACCCTATGCCTGACACATCAGAATAGAGGTCTGTAATAAGGTCGGAACGCTTTATATCACCTTTGTTTACAAAGTACGAAAAGTCATATAGTGTAGTAAGCCCACTCGGGTTGTCCTTGGCTTCACGAATAGTACATATGCCGTGGTTTGCGCCCTCAACCTCACAATCCAATACAACCATTTTAGTTGTAATTTTGTCAGAGTTTAGAGTTCTAATTATGGAGTCAAGGTTTAAGCCATAGTGGAAGCCAGCGTAGTTTACATTGGACTTAGGAAGCTTTAGGCGCACGAGATAGCAACCACTTTTTTGTTCGTACAAACCTAGTGACATTGGGTTGCCTTTAGTACCTATATATGGGATAGTGCAGTCCTTGTCTTTGTAGTATTGTTTGCCCGCCACAAAAGTGAGGTCGGCGCTCATGTAAGCAAACGTTTTTGGCATGAGTGCGCCATTCACAATGTTAGGTTCAATTTCTAGTCTACATTGAAAGGCTTCTGTTAAAATTTGTAGCCAGTTGTAGTAGCTTGACTTTTCACCTTGTAGACTGTGAATTGCATCGTAGTCATAGTATATAGGTTTTAGGTTTGTGGTTTGTGATAGTGGGGCAACCTTTAGCTTTTTGACGTCTGTTATATCTAAGTTTTCTTCTTCCTTGAAGAAAGCAATTACATTTTCTGTGTCCGAAGGCACTTGCGCACCACTAAACAATATGTCTTGTGACTTGTTGCGATATAAGCGCGAAAGTTCAATATCTTTTAGTATAAGTGTCCAACTACCATTAAAAATAGATGAAATTTTTAGGATACTATCATTAATTTCAAAGTCTTTGATAACTTCTAATGGATAACTACCCCATTCTTCGCCCATTGTACCCTCTAGGATATGTTCGTAGTATTGTACATTAGGCTTACATTGAGTGTCAGTTGCTAGTTGGAAGGTATTATTTGTCTTAGTGTACCATCCCTTATCTTGTGGATTGGTTACACCGACCACACCATCTATTGGCATAAACTCAATTTTATTCAACTGCGCGCTCGTGGATTGAGCAACAATTTCTCCATTAGAATTGAAAATTTCAAACTTCAATTTATCTCGTGTAATTCCAAACTTGCCTGCTTTTGGCACAACACTCATGCCTTCATGTACAAAATTACTACTAGATGCACACCCACTTACGAGCGCGCGAACTACCATATCACTACCTGCGCGCAGGGTTGTATTGTCTGTAGATGATAGTTTTGTGTTGATTATGCTGTCATATTGGGCGTTGAAGTCGACACATAGATAGGTTGAAATTTCATTAGTGCTGGCGCTGATGGATTGGTATGAAGGATAGATACCATGGTACAATTTTGCAGTATTTCTAGCTTGCCAATTTTGGATTGTGTAACCGTATTCTTTTAGTCCTTCTTTGTGTGTAATAAGTTGGAAATTAGAATGGTTTGGTACAAAGTTTTCTACAAACGAAGTAGCATTATACAATCTGTATGGTATGCCCCAATAGCCATTAGTATATTTTTGTACCATCATAGATAATCTAGGTTCATAGTGACTAACTTGGTTTTGGGTATAATAGTTACCAAAGTAGCCTTGGTAGTCAACAATGTTATCCGATGTGAATGTAATATCGTTCTCTGCGACCCATACCGTTTCCTGTGAAATAGTAAGGTCAGAATCTATACTATAGTCAGTTGATTTTGCATTGTTTAGGTTACAAATAAATTGGAAACCCTTTTTAGTATTGTCTTTATTTTTCAGAAATATAAAAAAACTTGCCCCAACTGGCACTTCAATTGTTTTTGCGTTATCTTCCAATCCATGAGCGCGCAGTTGTGTTTGTGTTGTACCCCAGAGCAATGGTTCTCGTAACGTACCATAGAGTTTGTCTGAGTTTTCTTCGTCATACACAAAGTTAGGCGCATCATATAGAATACGATGAGCCAGTTCAGGCGCAGTACCAAGTGATGTGCCTAGGTCGCCATTGAGTTCCACATTGTAACCATTACGAGATAGTAGCTGTGGCAATAGTGCTTGGCATTTGATAGTGCGTTCATATTTTTTATTTGTTTCTTCTATTTCTTTAATTAAAAATAGATAGGTTTTGTCTTTCCACTCTACATGAATTTCACTTTCATTTTGAAGAAGATTAGCAATTGGATTTTCTTGTAACTCTTCTCCCTCATGAGCACGCGCCCACATTTGTATTAGAAATGAGAACTCATGTTGTCCGTTTTCCTTTAAGGTCAGTTTCTGTTCGTATGGCTTGAAGGCAGAAATTGTAAGTGTATCAGTTGAAAAGTCAATACTTTTATTTCCGCCTTCCCATAAAGAAACCCTATATTTATTATCCATTTATACTCCTATAAGTAGTAGTAGTTATACTCTATTTTATCTTCGTTAGTTAATTGAAAGCTAGTGATTAGTTCAATTGGTTGGAATGGCTCACAAACAGGAATATCGAAAAAGTCACCACTTTGGATACCCTTGTTGTAAATTTTTCCGCGCACATAGTGCATTGTATTATCCACTCCGCGCAGAAGTTTTGTACGGCTATCGTACTCAATGTATGGTATAGATGTATCACCATCACCTTCAAATATGAACTCTTTATCGCCTATGGATAGCCCCTTAGCTTCTATAGTATTAGGTGTGATGAATTTGAATGGCGCAGGAATGTCACCGCAATTGTATACTCTTACCTTTTCTTCGGCTTCTCCAATTACATCAATACCATATTCCATTTTAGGCTTAGTCCAATATGTGTTAGAAAAGAATGTAAAGCCACTTTCAGTTAGAAACATGTTGGTGTATTGTGTGTCAAAGTAATGCGCGCGCGGTGCGTTTTCAAACTTGGTTTTGTCGAGCAAATACCCTTGCGCGCCCATGTCATTTATAGCATTGATAACCGACGCATCATAATAGGTGTGTTTTAAAAATTTTTGTCTAACTACTGCATAGGGAAAGTTCGCCTTTAAATGCAACTCACATTCCCCATTTAGAACTGTTTCATCAACTATGGTAGATGACGTTTGGTTTGAAGTCCAAATGTAGGCGGGCGCTCGTGTAATTGATGGTGACACAGGCATAAATTCTAGTGTAGGTGTGTCAACTACTACAACGTACCATGTTTCCCATGGCTTTTCATCAAATACCAGTTCCAACTCATTTGTAACGCCCATAAGTTGTTTAAATTTTCTTACCTGTGCGTAAGTCGCTTTGTCAAAACCTAGCGATAGTTTCCATGTCTTTGCCTTAAAGTCTTTAGCAAAAAAATAATTTTGATGTGCGCCAACCACACTTGTTTCAAGTAAATCAAAGTCCGCGCTCATGTTTTCTTCGTATCTATTGTTGTCACTAACTCGTGTTATACCCAATTCAGAACTGTGTATTCCATTGAGTGAGAAGCCAGTGTATTCTCCTTTAACTCCAATTCCCATTAAAATTCCTTTCTTCCTTATTATTATATCACAAGCGCGAAGAAAGCGCAAGTTTATTTCTTTTTTAAGTGGAAAATTTTGATGCTTTGGCAACAGTCCAAAAACTTGAAAAAAACGGGCGGGCATATTATAATTATTATTGTAAGCTATCATAATGGGAAGGGTTATTTAGTATGAGTTTTATAATAATTTTATATATAGCAGTAGTAATTGGTATAAATTTATTAGTATATATTATATATAATACAATTAAATCCAAGAAAAAATACAATAATAATTATAA